TATTCTCTTCCTAATTCTGTTTTAACAAAATATTTTTTTAGAATATTGGTTGCCTTTGAATCTTTCCCTGACAAAGTATCCGAGGTAATTTGTCTTACCAAAAGTTCAAACAGAATTCCAGTATTCTTGTACTTAGAATGTTTTATATTCATCCCTATAGGTTTTATTATAAATATATAAAGATTTTTATTCTCTTATTTGATTTTCATCTAATAATGAGTTTTTTGGTTTATCTTCGTTAAATGCAATTTTTTTAACAACACTTTCAATTAATGTTTTATTTTTAAGATAAACTTGTTTAGCTTCTAATGCTAGGGGTGAGTCACCTTTATATTGAGGACGTATTGAATCGGATTCATTATCATCATTTTTCATTCCTTTAACACCTAATCTATCCTTACCAAAATTATCATCTTGAGTATTACGGTTTGTTGCTTTTTCTTCAGGACGTCCTAATTCTAGATCATCACTATATCCTACTGGGATATTGTCAGGGTCACTATACATTCTTCCTTTTCCATAAAGTGAAGCTAAATCGTGGGGTGTTCCATATGATTTACCAGTTACTTTAGGATCATTACCTTCTTCTAGTAATTGGTTAAATCTAAAGGAACGTTTTTGATCTTCAGCTAACAAATCTCTATATTCATCATATTCATCTTGACTAAAATGGAAAATATTATCATAAATCCAATCAGTAGGTAATAATTTAGATTCCATAATTGATTTAGCTAATTCAACCTTTTGAGTTAGTAAAGCAATTTTTTCTTGATCATATATAATTGATGGTCCTGTTAAATCTAATTCAAAATTAGTTAATTCTTCACCAGTGTATCCTTGCGAATATAAATGAACTAATGCAATCTTATATAGTTCAGATAATACAATGCGTTGTATACGATCAATTGTGCGAGCAAAACGAATATCTTCAGCGGCTAATGTTGCTTTACCACTTAAATCCTTATCGTAACCCATAAATGCTTTTGGAACTTTAAGGGCAGCAAATAATTTATCACGTAGGTAAGTAACATCTTGAATACCATCATATTGTAAACCAGGTGTAGTTTCAATTTTAGTTGATGTATCATTACCACGAATTGGAATATAAAAATCTTCCAATAAGTTTTGCATGTTATATTTTTGGTTATAATCACCTGTTTTACTATCCATTAAAGGAGTACGCTTCATAGTAGAAATAGTTTTCTGCATAAAGTTTTCTACCTCGTTTGGGGGAATAGAACCTACATTAATATAAAATATACGGCGATCAGGGCTACGTGAAATTCTATGAATTAACATAGCATCTTCCATCAAAGTATATTGTTTAAAAATACGACGAGCAGGCTCTAAATATGAACGACCATAAGGAAGATAGTTAACATCAGTTAATAATCTAAAATGAGCCATTTCATAATTATCAAAATAAATGCCATTTTCTTTATCTCTGTCAAATGTATTAGGAACACCATAATAACCAGAACCACCTGCATAAATACCTTCTGGGGAGTATCTAAACCTTACAGCATTAGGGTGTTCAGGATCATAATTTTCTTGTCTTTCAATATGATAAGCAGTATAGGGAATTACATTATAAACACCATATTTTTCAGCAATTTCCATTTTAAGGAAAAAATCACCATATTTACACATTTGGCGAATCCAAGACCAAAGATTAAATTCGATGTTTAGTACATCATAAAATAAATTATATAAAATCTGTTGAATATCTTCGTTATTAGATTTAATATGAAGTACCTCACCCATATCATTTTTTAAGGTACTTTCATCCGAAATAATATCAAGAGCAGAAGCAACAATCGCATCATAATCCATATTATCATAGTCTGAATAGACCATGGTTCTAAGGTATTGCCAATTTATACCGATTTGAGAACCTAATAAAGAAGTTGATGCTGGGGAATATAAACGATTATATTTATCCATTAATGAATTAGTTGCCACATCTCCTGATGTTTGGATTGAGTCAACATCCATCACTTTTAATTCGTTTCCACCTACATTTCTAATGATTACATCTGTAGAAAATAATCTTTGTAATCGGGTGAATAAACTAGTATCTGCCATTTTTATGTTTGTTTATATATAAATATTACAATAACCATCTAATATCCTCAAACCCATCTTCTGTTTTTATTTGATATGGGTTTTTTGGGGCATTTGGGTTGTAAGCACCAACATACGTACTTTTACTCATATTACCAAGTGTAGCTCGAGTCATGTCATGAGACATTTGTTGGAATTTTAATGATGTATCTCTTAAAAACATTCCCATACCAAAGCTCATTACTAAATCATCATGATAACCAGATTGAGCTTCGGGTCTACCGTTTTTCCAAATAAATACTTTCATTTCTTCTAACAAACGTTTTGAACGAATTGTTACTGAACGATCACCAACATATTCTCTAAATTTATTTACTACAAGAGGTCTTGTTCTTAAAGACATTGTAAATCCAGGTGTCATTTCAGAACCACCTTCAAATACTCGTAAATAAGATTCAGCTGTTAATTGATCTGATTTAGGTGAATGGTATAGGTTACGGTAACCTCTTTCAATGATAGCATCTAATGTAGCCCAACCAATTGAGGCATTTTCTACTACTAACATTGCATTATTATATTCGGATCCTAAACCAACTAAAAAATATCCAAATTCTTTTGGTGGAAGTTGTCCTTTGTATTCTGCAACTTGTGTATTAGTTGCTATATCAATTACATGGCAAGCGGAAGAGTCTTTACCATCACCTCTAGCTACGTCAGCTACTATTATATACTCGCGTGTATAATCTGCTGGTTCCCATACCCAAAGATTTTGATCTGCTCCTCGACGCTCAAGGGGATCTTTAATTGTTGTTTCTTTTATAAAATCAACCCATTCAGGATAAAACACTACGTCACCTGAGGTACTAAAATCACAGTCACATTCTTGAGATGCTAATCTAGGGTCACCAAGTAATTCGTCTTGTCTTTTTCTCCAAGTTTCATCTCGTTCCGGATGAACGTACCAAGGTAGTTTGATAGGTAAAAAATCGTTCTCTGCTGATTCCGCGGATACCCATGTTTTGTGGAACCAGTTTCCAGTTCCATATGGTGTTGATAATACAATTGCACCACCACCCGTTGCTAAGGTTTGTTGCGCTGAGGCCCAAATTTCACCAATTTGTTCAATAAAAGCTGCCTCATCGACTATTAGTAAAGATACTGCTTCTGATCGACCAGCATCACTACTCGCTGAAGTAGCTTTGATTTGTGATCCGTTACTTAGTCTTAATGTTAATTTATTATGTTCGTCTGCTGATATTTTAAGCCATGAAGGTAAGTTATCAAACATAAACTTAACCTTAGTAACCATATTTTTTGCTGTTTCTTGCTTAGTAGCAATACACAACACGTTTTTATCCTTTTGGAATAACATTAACCATAAAGAATAACTAGCGGCTAATGTTGAGATACCTAATTGACGAGATTTTAATACAATTGAGTAAGGATTATCTCTAAATAAACGTAAGGTTTTTTCTTGAAAAGGATATAAATTAAATAATATTCTACCTCTTTGAGGATGTTGAATATGACAGTATTTTTTCATAAAATGAGCAGGGTCAGATGCACATTTTAAATACTCTTCACGTATTATTTGTCTTAAGTCGGGTTGTTGACTCATTTTCCTAGTTTCCAGTACATACGAGCTGATAATACTGGGACTAGATTTTGATTAATGCCAATTCCAAGGCCGTATGCTTGTTTCTTTTTATTTTTATATAACAATTCAGTACCAAAATAATTTATTTGATTAGAGGTTCCGGCACCACCAAGCCCAATATAAAATTCTCTTTGATTAATATAAATTTTTTCAGTAATTGTGGTTTGAGGATATTTTAAAGTATACTTAATTTGTCTTCCAATAATTCTATTTTGGGAAATAGTATCTAAAATAGTTAAATATAAACTATCAAGATTTTGTTCATCATCATAATACACTTCAGAATAATAATCTGATAATATAGCAGCTGTATCAATTTGATTAGATATTAAAAAAGTATCAATATTAATTTTATTAATATATTTAACTTTAGGAATATAAACTGGGGTAGTTTTAGTTATAGTAATATATTCTATTAATGTATCTCTTTCAATACGAACTTTATTTTGAGGTGTTGAACTTTTACCAGAACAATTTCTCATCAATAATATAACAATAATCAAAACTAGTATGATTACTGTTTGTAAATTTTTAAAAACCTTTTTTAAATCCATATTATTCGTCTTCGTCATCAATTGAAGGATTAATCATAGCTTCTAATTCTTTTTTAAGCTTAGTTAAACCTTTTAATTGATCAACATATTTTTGTTTTTCGCTATCTTCAGCTGATTTGTATTTGTTTAAAACTGATTTCATCATTTTAACTGTTTCACTATATTTGGATTGTAATTTAGCAATCGAAGTATTAGCAGCAATGTCTTTTTCTGTTGGTTCAGCATCAAATTCTTCTTCATTTTCTAAAGTAACACTACCTCCTGCTTTTAAAGTATTAATAGGGGTTACTTTATCTTTTGATGCTGCAAATTTAGGATCTTTTTGGAGGGCAGCTACTGCTGCTGGTCCAACATATGTACCCTCATCTACACTAATTTCAGATAATTCTGTTACGATAAGTTCTTTGATGTATTCTTTGGCTTCAGATTTTTTCATTGGTAAAAAATATTTTGTTATAAATATTACAAAGAAAGTGTAGATTTCACCTGTGCAATACGTTCTTCAGTAGAACCTTTAATATGCACTAATTTTTTTATTCTATGTTTATTAGAATCTAACTGGTATTTAATAAGAAAATTAATAGTTTCTCTATAATTTAAATCTGTTTCACGAACACCATTATCTTCCATATCAACACCTTCAGGAGAAACATAAAATAGATAATCATATTCATGAAGCATTATTTTAGCAAATTCACAAAATTTTTCAGCATCATAATAATTCATTGATTTAGATGCTTTAGCAAACGCCATAACATCAATAATTGTGCGATCAGTAATGATGTTTTCTTGCATTAATTCGCTTGCTCGTTCAGCTAAAAATACTGCTTGACCTTTAGTTGTTGAATCTGTATTCAAGGGAATACCTAATTCCATTAAATATTTTGAACGTTCTGTTCTAAATGTATAATCTTTAAATTCAGGTAATTCTTTCAACGCATTAACAAGCGTTGTTTTACCTACTGACATTGTTCCGCAAAAACCTATTTTCATAATTGTGATGATCCTGGTAATACTCTATAACTATCTTCTTCAAAGTGTTTGGTAGATACTTCAAAAATTGTAGCTCCTTCTGTAAGTGCTATTAATTGATGTGGTTGACCTTGTTCTAAATCTACAACATCTCCTTCAATAATCCTAGTTGATTTAATAGTTGCTTTTTCAGTATCAATCCATCTATATTCAAATTCTCCTTTAGACACATACCATGATTCTTCTTTAATCATATGATAATGCATTGAGAATTTTTTATCCTTTTTAAATACAAGAAGTTTACCACAATAAGCTTCATGATTTATAATCCAAAGCTCATAACCCCATGCTTTTTCATATCTATCTCCCTTACGGGGAATTGGTTCATATTTGTGCCCCATTTTAGAATCGATTTGTTTGTCCTTTTAATCCAGGATTTTTATACCAAGGTAATCCTTCTCTTTCTTTACGAGCATGTCTCCATTCTTCCTCTGATTTTTTAATACCATTAAGATAATATTCACGTTTGCGTTTATCACCTTCGGGAATTAATGCTGGTCCTTCCCAGTTATGAAGCTTATTATCGAAAATATAAGCAATTGTACCATCAGCTTTAGTAAGCTTTTTTGATGGAATGTATTTGTGGTTTGATTTTTGTTCCATATTAAAATAAGTCTCCTGTTCCTTGATCATAAAGATACACATGTTTTTTAAATTCTCCAAGCATAGATTCAGCAACATAAATTGCTTGTGCTCCTGACACTGTAATTCCTCTTGCACTTAAAGCATCACCTACAAAATGTACATTTGAATAATCAGCTAATGCTAAATTACTATAATC